GTTAACGAATTAACTCAATCAATTAACAAATTGATCCTTGAGAGAATCTTCAGACTTGGTGCTACCAATGCTGTAAACGTTAACACTATCGATGGAACTAACTTGAACCTTTTTGTTTCTAACACTGCAGGTTCAACTTCTATCAGCTTAGGAACTGACGAAAACGGTACTGCTGCTGCTATTACTACTACAGCAACTATTCCAACAAGTGGTGATAACGCTGGTACATTGCAAAGAAGAATTCTTTCTAAGATTCTTGCTGGATCTAATTTGATCGCTATCCGTGGTCGTAGAGGAGCTGCTAACTTTGCTGTTACTAACGGTCAAATCGCTTCTGCTTTGCAAGATATCGCTGGATTTACTCCATACCCTCTTGCAAACACTATCAACCAATCAGGTGGATCTCTTTATCCTGTAGGTTCTGTAGCTGGTGTTACCATCTACGTTGATCCTAACATGGCATGGACTGATACTAGAATTGCAATTGGTAGAAAAGGTGACGGTAACTCTCCAGGTTTGGTATTTATGCCTTACTTGATGGCTGAATCAGTTCAGACTATCGCTGAGTTAACTATGGCTCCTAAGATTGCAGTTAAGTCAAGATTTACTCTTGTCGATGCAGGTTTCCACCCGGAAACTATGTACTTCACTCTAGGTGTTAAGTTCACTAACTATCAAATCGTGTAATCGATATCTGATATATGAAAAAGGATCTCTTCGGAGATCCTTTTTTTTGCCTTCTTTTGAGTTAAGCATAGATATATAAAAAAACAAATCAATTAAATAAATGAAAAAAGTTCTATTATTAGAAGATTACTTGAAGATAGGAAAAGATCCTATCAGCGAGGGATATGATCAGGAATTTATCGAAGAAGCTTTAATTATTTCTGAAGCTCAAGAAATTATCGATTCAGTATTTGAAGCAAAAGGAGAAGAAGAAGGTAAGATAAAGAAGTTTGCAAAGGGAGCAGTGTCTTTCTTTAGAGGAGACCTGAAAAAGATAAGAACATTAGGAAATGAACTTAAAGATACTTCAGTGAAAAAAGTTACTGCTAAATATGAAGTGGAAGATAAAAGAAGAAAGCTTGATGATGCAGTAGCTGATGATAAATTAGATAGTGAAAAAGCTAAACAGAAGAAAGATGATTTAACAACTCTTCAAAAAGATAAAGAAGCTACTCTTGCTAATAAAATTACTGACGTAAAAGCTGAAATCGATCAAATTGCATCAGATGCAGGAACCGGATCAGCGGATAGCGCAGCTTCAGCTGTAAAGATAGCAGCTTCTTTAGCAGCAAATAGAGAAATCTTAAAGTATGTTGAAGACAGAGAAAAGAAAACTGTTATTATTTCTAAAATGAAAGAACAAACCAACAAAATAAAAAATATTCAGACTGAATTACAAAATGCAGCTGAAGATGCAAAAACTGGAAAACCGGCAGAAACTTCTAAACCTAAACCTAAACCGGCAGAAACTTCTAAAGAAACTAAGGATCCTGCAGATGCTTTATCTGCTTCTAGAGCTGAATTGACAAAGGCTCAGAATAATCTTAGAGATCTTAAAGGAGCAATATCATCAAAAACAAGTAAGATAGCTGATATTAAGGCAGGTAAATTTGATAAAAAGGAAATAAAAGATCCTGAAGCTTTAATTAAAAAATTAGAAGATGAAAAAGCAAGAATGGAAAGCGATCTTCCGGATTATGAAAATGATGTAAAAACTCTAGTCAAAGATGCTGATGAAGCAGAAGCTAAATATTATAATTCTAAAAAACAAAAACCTGCAAAGAAAGCAGAGTAAAGATAGTGTGATCCTTAGAGGTCACCTTTAGGACCGGATATAGTTCCGACCATGGGCAAGGAATTCGCTACTCCTTGCCCTTTTTTGTCACAATAAATAAATTATGAAAGATCCAAAAAATCCAAGAATTGTTTTTCGTAAATGGGGAAAAGCTCCTAGAAAACATGATGTTATGTTTAAATATTTAACGGATGAACATATCAAATTTCTATGCGATAACGAACATATCAAATTTTTAAAGAAAGATCATCAACTATTTTCTATTATTTTGAAAATATCATTTATGGAAAGAATGATGAAGAGTTCTAAACTCTTTGTACCTAATCCTTATAACGGTTCCATTACATCTCATAAAGAACTTTTAAAGGAAAGCGCTATGGTAGATTGGGATTGTGCAATATGCAGAACTCCTATCAGATCTAAAATGGATGACTTTTCAATCCAGAATTTTTGTTGTGCAGACTGTCAAAAAGTACACGATGCGAAGAGCAAAAGAGTAGATGTGCGTATTAAAGACCATTCAGTTAAATTTACTGCGTATTGCCGTGAGCTTCTAAAAGGCCAGCAGAATGAATTCTTTTCTTACTTAAAAAGAAATATTAAAGAGAAAGAGCAGTCTCGAGATCAATTCTCTGAAAACATTTAATAAGACTAGAAGATGATAAATTATACATTTCTACCTTTCTTCTTTTTAAAGGATCTACCAAAGTATCAAAACTTGGAAGCATGTTACTTTGAATTACTTCATTCGAAGTAGGTCTTGTTGGATATCCTTCGTGAAAGTGAGATTCTCCTCCTTTTCCATTTTGCATATCAAATCCTAACAGTACTATTTTTCTTGCTCCTAGATGATAAGCTACATTAATTGCAGCATATCCGGAATTTCCTCCATGTCTAATAGCATGAGCTTCTAATTCTAATCCGTCCTTTCCTGTATCTACTAGATTTATAATATCAGCTCTTTTAGGTTGCGGTTTATTGGTAACTTTTATTCCATTATATTTGTCTACATCTTCACCGTACCACTCATAAAATCTTTGATCACTCCAATAAAGAACTTGTGCAAATGGCACGTGATAGAGAGCTTTATTTACTGCAATTACAATTTTTCCTCTCAATCTTTCAAAATCAAATTCTTTCAAAGAAGGACCTCCTCCCACAATATAAATAGTTTCTCCTAGATAAATCGGTTCTAAAGTTGTTATTTTTTCATATCTTCTAGATATCGTTTCTAACACCTTTTGGTGGTTTTGGTTAACTGCTGGAGAAAAATATACATTTTTTCTTTTTACTGCAACTATTTGAGATTTTGAGCTTGAAATATCAATAGATTTTATAATTTTTTCCTCTTCTCTTATCTCATCTATGACTTTTTTCATCCTAATTATATGTTGCTTACGATGAGGAAGTATGGTAATTTTTTTCCCAGTGTTTCTATGTCTATATTCGGCCATATCCTATTTTTTTATGAATTATATATTGATCTGAAACTTTTTAACACTTCTTATCTATAATCAAAAAATATACAAACGTGAAAGTAGAAAATATCCTCTTTACTGAAAAGTATCGTCCTAAGACGTTGGACGAATTAATTGTTCCTGCCCGAGTGATGGAAAAGTTAAAAAATGGAGTTTATCAGCATTTATTGCTGTATGGAAGTCCAGGAACTGGAAAAACATCAAGTGCGAAAGTTTTGGTAAAAGAATTTGGACATCCTGTTCTTTATATTAATGCAAGTACTGATACTTCTGTCGATGTAGTTAGAAATCGAATAACTGATTTTTGTGCAAATAGAAGTATTATGGATGAGGCTGGAAAGATAAAAGTTATTATTCTTGATGAAATTGATGGTGTATCTGATCAATTTTTCAAAGCACTTAGAGCTACCATGGATCAGTTTCATACAAATGCAAGATTTGTTGCAACTTGTAATTATGTAAATAAAGTACCGGATCCTATTCAATCTCGATTTGAATGTATAAACTTTGACTTTTCTAAAGAAGAAGAAAATGAATTAATTAGATCTTATATTCTTAGAATTCATGAAATCTGCAAGAAAGAAGGAATCGAAATGGATAAACATGCAATTGTCGAACTCGTGAAAAGAAAGTTTCCTGATTTAAGAAGCATGCTTAATACTATTCAAGGTTATTATTCACAAGGCCAGAAGGTAATTACATTAGCAGATGTTAAAAAGTTTAATTCAATATACAAAGATGTTTATGAATTGATTTTTAATAATGTCGATCCTGTTAAGAATTATCAATATTTAGTTTCCGAGTATTCAAGTAAAGTTGAAGATGTATTAGCATCTTTAGGTAATAATGATTTTGTTGAATATCTTAAAACTGAACAACCTGAACATCAATCAAAACTTCCACATTTTACTATTACTGTTGCAAAATATCAGGCAATGAGGTCTCAAGTTATCGATCAAATTGTAACAATGTTAGCTTGTATATATGAAATGCAAAATATTGTTAAAGGAGCCTAATGCAAAACGGAGAAATTGTAAAACTTTTCTATCAATTTGAAGTTGAAATTAATATCAGCGATCAAGAAAGAGAAAAAATTAGAAATAAAGCAATTTCTGATTCGATATGGGGATCTATTATGTCAGCAACTCATGATCCAGCAGGTATTTCTCAACTTCAGAATGCAACTGGAACAGGATTTAAAATGGGAAACCAAATAGTAAACAGTCTTGAAAAAAAACAAGATGTTAAAAATGAATACTTTCAAGTAGGTCAGAAAGAATCTGTTGAAAGGATTAAAGAAATTGAAAACATGCCAGGATTTAAAGCCTGGCTCTCAGAATTTGAAGTAGAAGAAATAAAGAACAGCATATAAATTTTCTTTTATCAAATATTTTGATTATATTTAACAAAATAATAAAATGGCAAAGAAGCACACTCTCGTAATAGATGGAAACTACTTTTTCTTTAGAACGCTTTATGCGCTTCCAAGAGGAAAAGGCAAGCTTCTAGATTCTGAAAATGATATAGGAATCTTTATCAGAAAATTAGCAATAGACTTTGCATCAGAAGTGCGAAGGTTTAAACCTATTGTAGATCAAATAGTATTTACGGTAGATTCAAAATCATGGAGAAAAGACTTTTTTCCAGAATCCGATTATAAAGGTAATCGAGAAGTAGCAGAAGGTGAAGAAACTCTTAATTGGGAAAACTTTTCTAAAGCTACTGATGAATTTAAAACAAGCTTAAAAGACAGAGGAGTTATTCTTCATAAAGTACCCGGTGCAGAAGGTGATGATTTAATATTTGCTTGGTCAGCTAACTTAAATTTCAAAGGAAAATCTGTAATTGTATTTACCGGTGATCGAGATCTTTTACAATTGGTAAATTACAATGAATCCACAAGCTCATATACAATCTGGTATTCAAATACTCATAAAAAACTATGTGTATTTCCAGGATTCCAAACTTGGTTAGATAAAGAAGATGGTTCAGTTACTGATATCTTTAATATGTCAAATACCATAAGTGGAGAAAATGCAATCAGAGTTCCTATGAGGAATATGATAAAAGAAATGAAACTTAGTGTAGAAGAAATTCACGCAAGCTCTTTTGGATTCAAGAAGGTTCTAACCGGTGATGCTGGTGACAATGTAAGATCAGCATACTATTACACTACATCTGGCAAATCTGGCAAACCCAGAACATACGGAATCACCGACAAGAAAGCAGAAGGTATTTTAGAAGAATTTGAAAAGAAGCACGGAGAGTTTAAAGTCGAGTATTTCTTTGAAGAATCTTATAGAAGACAAATTTGCAATTTAATTGTAAAACAGTTAAATGCTGATAAAATGCCATATGAACAGATTTTAATGAATTTATCAAACAATTCAAATCTTGTTCTTTTACATCAGAAAGCTATTCCTGAATCAATTTATAATCAACTTTTTGATTTAGTTGAAAAAATGCAAAATATTATACTTAAAGACTTTGATAGAATTACTTCTAAAGAAGAAATCTTAAAAGGAAGTTCTCATATGAAAGAAAGTTCTAAGTCTTCAGATTTCTTTTCAGGAAAAGATGATAGTGATGACTTTTCTTTTATCATCAAAGGAGATGAACCTAAAACTTTATTCTAATATTGTTTTTCCTTATCAAATCTGTAAACTTTTTCAACTCTATATATAAAATCTAATATGGAACTATTTGACTATATGAAAGTCCTGTTTGAACAGGGAAACAAATACGAAGAATTAAAGTCTTATGATAAGACTAGAAACGCATTTATGCTTAATCGTTTTATGAGTATTAGTCATCCAGTTCAAGCTCAGATGTTTAATAAACTAGGAATTAATTCAGTAGGAGTTGCAGATTCTTGGAGAATGGTAGGACGTCAGTATAAAAGAGTTCCAGGATGGATCTATACGAAAGTTAGAAAATCAGAAAAGCAAAAAGAAAAGGAATTCAGACCTAATGAAGAAGCTTTAGAAATGTTTATGCGAATCAATCAAATTGGAGAACGTGAATACAAAGAAGCATTGAAATTTTCAAGAGAAGAGGTTATTGATGCCCTAAAAAGATTAGAAAAACAAATTGGAAACAAAGAAAGAACTTGATTTTTTAGATGTTCCTGTAGTTATAGAAGTTCTTCTCTATAAAAACAATGAAATGGATAGAAAAATCGTAGGAGATCTTGATAAGTTTGGATATCTTCATCAGAAGACTGCTTCGTCAGGTGAAGATACTTTTTTCTGCACGATCGGAGAAATAAAAGATCTTTTAAGAAGAAGATCCTATGCATCAAAAATAAAAGCCTTTAAGGTAATGAAAGATGAAGAGTTAGTAAAAAATATAGATACCACATTTTTTCTCTATAATTTGATAAAAAATTTTACATCATTAAGAATTATCAAATTTAAGTATCTTAGCTCTTATAAGAATGGTAGGATTGTAGAACGCGAAACAGGAAAGTATATAGGTCTTGAATATCGAATAGTTTACGGATTTTTAAACATGCCAGAAGCTTTATCCTCTATAGATCTTGATTTTTTTAATAGACTTATGATATCTGCAAAATTCATGAACAAAAAATACATGAACAGATCTCCATATTTCTTAGCTACTGCTAATCAACTTTTAGATTTTCTAGAAACATATTCTCTTGATATAGATACGGAAGATAACAATCTAGTTTCTTTTTCTAATATAAATGAAGTCATATTTGATCTCATTGATCCAAAAATTGAAAATGATAATTCTTTAATCCTTGTCAAAACCGACTATCCAGATCTTTAGATATATAAAAAAAGATTTGGAAAATTGACAACTGGAAATACATTAGATCAAATAGGAGAATCTCTTCTTATTAGTCTTATATCACCCTATGAACATGTAGAGAGTATCATAAGCTATGAGGACGTTGTAGAGGGCGCAGATTCTATGAACTCCTTTAAAAAAGAATTTAGATGGTCTATTGATAATGTTACATATTCTGACTACATTAATCTTAATGCTGATAATCTTAGGATATTATCATTGAATCCTAAGAATCCATTTTGGATTCAGTACAGATATACCGTAGAGACTCTAGAACCTGGCCATACTTTAACTTTCGTTTCAATTTCTCTCGAAACAATTAACGAACAAGGACAATTAGTAATTATACCTCAGTTTGAATGTTGCTCAGGAGATCCTGCTAATGTATGCAATAATTTAATTCTTGATTGCTGCGGATCTGCTCCATGGAATCCTTATAACATAGGATCTGGAGTTAATACCTATAAATTCTTATCAAAAGTTATTTCTAATATCTTTGGATTTTGTGTACAATACTACAAAACTGAAGCTGATCAAAGAAGTAGAGACGTTATTCTTAAAGAATATACTCTTTTAAATGTTATAGATTCTAAAGAAGTTAAGGTAGTAGTACCTGACAATGAATTACCAACCAGGGAAATTCAGTTTAATCCGATGGCTTTGGATTATGGAGTAGATACTTTTGAGATTCATATAGTAAAAAGCGAATTTGAAAATATATTCGGAACTGGTACTAGACCAGAATCCGGAGATTACTTATACTTTCCAATTATGAAGAAAATGTATGAGGTAAATAGCATTGCAAATCCCGATGACTTTATGTATTCTGGTAGTTATTGGAGAGTTGGAATAGTTACATATCAGGAAAGAACAAATACTGGATTCACCGATAAAAATATCGAGGATGAAGTACATGAAATGATATCAAGTGTTGAAACTGTATTTGGAGAAGAAGTTCAACAGGAAGAAATTAAAGTTGCTAAACCTAATGAATATAAAACAATAGGAACCGGTAATGATGATTATGTTAGAAGAATTTTAGATAAAAAACTTCTTATAAAAGAAGAAAGAATATACAACAATTGGACGGTAATTGGTAAATATCATTATGTTTTAAATAGCATGGACAAAGGCACTGAAGCTGTAAGATATCGCTATCAGGGAGGTATTTCTGTTAATGAAAATAGAGCTTTTACTTTTTGGTTTAGACCTCAGTATCTAAAACCTCAATCTCCTAATTCACAGATTGTTTCAGTTTTAAACGTCGATGGATATGCTCAAATAGTAACCTCTAGTCCTAGTGGATATTCAGTTGGAGATCAAGTAGTTTTACAAGGAACTTCTGTAAATGGAATTGCAGAAATTACAGCAAAACCTAGTTCTACTTCTTTTGTGATAGATAAGGAATTTGTAAATGACACAGTATCTCCTACTGCAAAAAGTTATAAACTAGAAGACTGTAAGTTTCTTGTTTATGAATTTGAAGGAATTGAAGATTTTTCAATACAATATACACCTAACTTTTTTATTGTCAACTTAATGGGAACTAAGTACGTCTTTAATCTTACGGATTCAGTATCTCTTACAAAGGGAGAATTTTATGCAGGAGTAATAAATTTCTCTAACACTTTCCAACAGATGAGTCTTTTCCTATGGCAATCTGTACAGACTAGTGGAAATGCAGATCCTAATAAAAATGCATCTTTACAGAATGTATTTACTCAAACTTATCAACTTCCTTTACCGGTAGAAATTCCTTCCGGAGGCGATTGGAAACTTTTAGGATGTCAGAGTGACTTAACAAATATTAGAATTTTTAACAGACCTATTGAAATAGAAGAGCAATCTCTTGTTCTTTCTCAATATGTTGTAAACGATAACAACTTTGCGGTTCTGCTAGACAATGCATCTCCACAATTAAGATTAACACGAGTAACTAACGCAAGATAAATTATATGTCAAAAAGAAACGAATTAAGATCTCATATTGATGATCTTATTAACGATGATATTCCAGACGAAGTTCCAGGAATAGAAAATGAAAGTATAGAAGATGTAGCCAAAAAATCTACTAACTATATGGACTATGAAGTAGAGAAGAGGAGTACTTTAGGAAAAGCAAAAAGAATTATGGATGGTCTTTTGAAGTTTTATCTAAGTGAAGAAATTATCGAAGAACATGAGTACATTAAAGCTCGTATGGAAATCGATAAAATGGCTCTTAGTTCTCTTATATTTCAAATGCAAACAGCTGAAAGAGCTATTATAACTATGCTAAGAAATATCGATGATGGAGAAATGCATCCAAGAATGTTTGAGGTTTTAGGAGGCTTACAAAAGACTCTTTTAGATATTATTAAATCTCAAACGATGTATATGATGGCAGCAGAAGAAAATATGAAAAAACTTAGTAGAGATATTGATGTTTATAATCCAGGATCTTCAAAGTCTTTGCCTCAGAATTCTCAGAAAAAGGAATCTAATATGATTTCAGTTAGAGGTACTAAGGAGTTAATGAGATCTATTCAAGCTGAACAACATCCGGCTGATCTTATTGTAGATGAAATCAAAGACGAAGAGCCGCCGGAAGTGACAGACTTGGATTTCGAAGAAAACGAATAAAAATATGCCAGCACCGCAATACAAATCCAGTGACGTAGAGTTAGTAATCCCTAGATCAGAACAACCTGAAGAAAGGATATCATGGTCCAGTGAAAAAGTAGAACAGCTGATGCTTTCTATGGATGAGGGATATAAGCCTAAAGGCGGTACTCCTTTCTATGAAAATAATCCAATTTTAAGAAGAGGAAATATTCTTTTTGATTATACTCCTCATGAAATTGAAGAAATAAAAAAATGTGCAGCTGACATTACATATTTTGCAGATAATTACTGTACTGTAATGACTGATGAAGGGCTAGCTACAATTTTACTTCGAGATTATCAGCATGGAATGCTAAATCACTTTAAAGAAAATCGATTCAGTATTTGTCTTGCAAGCCGACAGATAGGAAAAACTATTTGTTCTTCTATTTACATTGCATGGTATGTTCTTTTTAACTTTGACAAAAATGCTTTAGTTTTATCAAACAAAGGAGCAACTACTCGAGAAATTATCGATAAAGCAAAAGTTATTCTTGATAATTTACCTTTCTTTATGAAGCCGGGAATTGTAAAGAATGATGTGTTTAATATGAAATTTGATAATGGATGCCGTATTATTGGACAGAGTACAACTAAGAAAGCAGCGATTGGTTTTACCATTCACCTGTTATTTATGGATGAGTTTGCACATATTCATGCAAACTTTCTTGATACTTTTTATGAAAACGTTTATCCAACTATTTCATCTTCTAAAATATCAAGAGTAATTATTACAAGTACTCCGAATGGATTTAATAAATTCTATGAGATTTATTCAAATGCCATAGACCGTAAAAACGAATATGGAGCATTTAGGGTAGATTGGTGGCAGGTCCCTGGAAGAGACGAAGCTTGGATGAAGAGAGAAGTTTCTAACTTAGGTTCGGAAGAAGCTTTTAATAGACAGTACGGTAACCAGTTCATAGCAAGTTCAAATTTATTATTAGGTCCTTCTTCTATTAAGAAGTTACAGTCTTCTCAAGTAGAATTTGTGCATCACGAAATGAATGAACTTGATGATATAGAAGCAGATTATAGAAGTTTAGAATGGCATCCAGATTTTGACGTAGAAATAATAAGAGAGGATGATGAATTTTGGGTATTTTCTGTGGATATTGCAGAAGGAAATGGAGGAGACTATTCAGTAATTAACATATTCAGAGTGGAACCTATGGATCCTAAAGATTATGAAAAAATAAAAAATCCAGGAAGTTATTTAGAATTCTTTAGACTTCAACAGGTTGGAGTTTTTAGAAGTAATGAGCATCCGATTGAAGAGTTTTCGAAAATTCTTTACACTTTGGCTTATGATATTTTTAATCCAGAGAACGTAAAAATGGTTATTGAGTGGAATATGTTTGGATCCGTAGTAATTACAAAAATGCAAACTATTTTCCCCTCCAGGAATGAATTTGATGAAGAGATGGTTGTAAAATTTAAACATAGAAATGATGCGAAGATTTTACACTTTGGATTGAAGCTAAAAAGAGATAATAAAGCAATATTTTGCCAAAATTTTAAAAAATATATTACCCAAGGAAGAATTTCTGTAACTCATAAACAAACAGTATATGAGACTATAAGTTTCGGTAAGACTCCTTCAGGATCCTATGAAGGAATGATGGGTAATGATGACTTAGTGATGTCTTCAATCAACGTTAGTGAATTTTTACATACTATTGATTATTCCGATTTCGTGGAAGAAAAATTTGATGTGATTGATAAAAAGATTCAAGATGACATGGATGAGGTCTTGAGTAAAGGTAAAGATGAAGGAAATCTTTATTTTGACATATATGATCTCGTATAAGATGAATATATACATTAAGAAAGAAAATGTTCATCAAAAATCATTTCTTAAGAAGATATATAAAAAAAACATAGGAAAAAATGGCTATAAGTCCTCAAATTGCAGCTTTTAAATCTGCCGGCGTCTACAGACTTGAATTCGATAAGAGTCAAACTGTAACGATTCCCGCTGAACAACTAAGATTGGTTGTTGGATTCTCTAGAAAGGGACCCTTCAACACTCCAGTATTTGTTCCAGACTCGGGATTCTTCAAGACAGTATTCGGAGATATTAACAGAGCTGATGAAAGAAAACAAAGCTTTTTCCATAGAAGTTGCTTAGCAGCTTTGGAAAGAGGTCCAATCCTTGCACTCAATCTTTTAAGATTGGATAATGCAACGGATGGAACTGGAGATTACAATGAAGCTTTCTTGTTCTCTAACAGTTCAACTGAAGCTAATGAAGGTTATACTTCAGAAGCATTATATTCTGGTTACTATAACCAGGATAAATTTTGGTATCCAGAAAATCAATCATTCTTAAATAATATTGGAGCTACTGAAGATTTACCCTTCAACAAGCTTTTCAATCTTGTTAATTTGAATCAAAAACCAATCACTGTATTGGTTAGAAAAGCAGATACTTCATCATCAACAATGAATCAGTTCATGGTAACTGCTACTAACTGGTATGGTGCAGCAAACGTTCCATCTTACTTAAACCCAGAAAGTTTTATTGCAGACTTTATGGTTGATGTATTCATCTTTGAAGGAAACTTTGGAGGAGATGCTTCAGCAGTTTATCCTTACGAAAGATTCGCTTCTGATCCTACTTTTGCATCTTATTTCGATAAACAAAAGGGATTAATCAGAAAAGCTTCCGCTTCAGATACTACTGATACTAAAGTTGAACAATTTGTTAACTTACCACAAGTTAATATGATTGCTTCTTACACTGGTACTTTCCTTCCTGATTTTGTTGATAACAATGGAAACAACTTATTCTTGGAAACTTTAATCAATACTGATACTCCAGCAACTGGTCTATTCTGTGCAATTAATACTGCAATGTTTGATCAAGGTGAAGTTATTGATGGTGTTGACAAAGGACTTGATTTAGTAGGTCACGAACTTGAAAGATTGCAACCTCAAACTATCGATTTTCTTTCATATAAAGATACAATCGTAGCAGATCTTGATTATACAGATACTCAATCAACTATAAGAAATGCAGCTTTAACTGGAGCATCTATTGTAGTTAATAGTTCTGGAGACGTAGATATTACAATCTCAAAAGCTACCAATTTAGCTCTCTATAATGTAATTAATGCAATGACTGCAAATGGTGTAGGATCTTCAAGAACAGTAGGAACTTACGTTCTTACAGTAGCTGAAGATTTCTTCGTACCAGTTATTAGTAAAACAGTAACTGCACAAGTTGCTCAGATTACTTTATCCGGTGCTGGAGGAATTACTAATAGTGATTTTAGCGGAACTCTTAAATGGTTAAATCCTATTGATTTTGACTTCTTTAAACAGAAAGACGGAAATACTGGAACTATTATTGGAGGTCCAGCTTCAGCTTTCTATTCTGACTGTTCAGATGGAATCCTAACTGATGGAGATAAAGCAGTATATGGATCTACTTTAAATGCAAGTTCAGTTTTATACTTAGACTTTAACATTTCAGAAAGTGATTTTATTTACTATGACGATGCTGGAGATTTAGTTATTGAAATTTCAGATCCAGACTATGCTCTTCCGGTATTTGAAGTAAATGCTTTTGAAAACTCTGACTTTACTTCTCCTATTACTGCTGATGCTGATTTTGGAATTAACCAAGCAGGCGAGTTCTTCTTTAATACTGCAGATACTGCTTATGGTGCTGGTATATTTGGAGTTCAAACTTTTAAAGGTTCATTAAATCAAACAGTTGAAGCTTTGGAAACTTCTTCAACTCCAGGTTCTTCATTGAAACCTAATCAAGTAATTGTAAGTGCTGATTATGCAGATTTGATTGCAGTAGGAAACTATATCATTCAAAATCCAGGAAGCAACCAGTCAGGTATATCTTCAAGATTGACTTATATCACTGAAGTAGTAGGATTAAGCAACTGGACAAATACAAATAACACAACTCCTCAAAATGCATTGAAAGTAAGTTGCGTTGGTGAAATCTATATCAATACCCTTGATACTATTGAAGTTTACCAGCCAATTACCTCATGGGTAAGTAACTATAATCTATTTACTCTTAATGGATTCTCTCTAGGAAGTTATAATCTTCCTGATGGAACTAATGAACAACAGAATAATATTCTTTATGATACTCTTTCAGGAACAAAGCTTTATAATGCGTTAATCGACAAAGACAATATCACTTACAGATATATTATCGATACCTTCGGTAATGGTATTGAAGCTAATTCTAAAGCTATTCTTTTCCAATTAGCAAAAGCTAGAGAAAATGCATTCTTTATTGCAAACGCTCCTTCAGTTGCAGATTTTAAGAAAAGCAATGATCCATACTTCAAGAATTTACTCGGACAGTTTGATACTAAATATGTAGCAGACGGTGGAGATCTTAGTAAGAATCCAACAATAAGATACTCTTTACCAGGTACTACTCAAGGATCCAGCTACGGAGCATTCTACTTCCCTTACTTAGTAGTAAGAGAAAATGGATCTAACATTACTGTTCCTCCAGCAGCTTATGTTTCTAATAATTATATTGACAAATATGCAACTGCATTACCATGGTCAATTGTAGCAGGAAATAGAAGAGGTATTGTAGGAGGTAGAGGAGTTGTAGGAGTTGAATACAACCTAGGAAAAACTGATAGAGATTATGTTGAACCATTTGGTCTTAACCCAATTATCTTCCAGAACGGAACAGGTCTTGTAATCTTTGGTAATAAAACTGCTCAACAAAATGTTCAAAGTGCTCTTTCAGCAGCTCACGTTAGAGAGTTAATGATATACATCCAAGATGGTTTAGCTGCGATTTTGAAAAACTACTTATTTGAGTTTAATACGGCTCAAACTAGATTAGAAATCAAAACTCTTGCAGATAACTTTATGACAACCGTACAATCTGAAAACGGAGTTTATGCTTTCAGAAATATTATGGATGAAACTAACAATACTCCAGACGTTATAGAAAAGAATATCGGTATCTTAGACACTTTTGTAGAACCTGTTAAAGGTCTCGAAATCTTGGTTACTAGAACTACAATTCTAAGACCAGGACAAATCACATCAGGACAATAAGATAAATAAAAAAAAAGGATAAACAATGCCACTACCACATTATACACAGGCCAAAGCTTCAATTCAAAGATTTGAACCAGTTCAACCAAATCTCTTTGAGGTAACGATCCTTACTCCACTCGGAAACGATGCAGGACTCATCTTGCAACACGTTATGAAGATTGGAGGACTAGATGGAGTTAACCCAACAGTAGATGCAGTTGGACAAAAATATAAGTTTACAGACAGAAGTTATGCAGGTATGCCCGGCCAAACTTTTGTAGATCTTGATATGGATTTTACAGTCAACTTAAATGATGCCAATGAAGCTTACATATACAAAATCATGCAGAACTGGTACAAATTAACATTTGATCCAGCTACCGGTGAAATGGGACTAAAGAAAGATTA